TGCTAATGAAAAACATCCTGAAGGAGAGTGGGATCCTACTACAGAAGGTAAGATTGCTGACCCACAGAACAGACATCAAGATAAAGTTCTAGATAAATTCTGTGATGACCACCCTGGTTCACCAATGTGTAAAGTATTTGATGAGTAATAATATGAATGTTAAATTAGTATCTGTCACTCCTGATGCTGAGAAGACCATGGGTTATGTTGCTCGCGTGAGCAATCCTAACAACCAAGACAATCCTAAGGTTGCTGGTCTACTAAAGTATTGCATTAAACATAATCATTGGTCAGTGTTTGAGCAAGCACACATGACTCTTGAGATAAATACTACCCGTGGAATCGCAGCTCAAATATTAAGGCACCGCAGTTTCACATATCAAGAATTTTCTCAACGATATGCAGACACGAATCTCCTTAGTGATGAGATACCTGTCCCAGATCTTCGATCTCAAGATCTCAAGAATAGACAGAACTCAGTGGATGATATCAGCCCCGAAAAGAAACTTGTATTACAAGGGACGATTGCTCGACATTTTGCCGAGAGTCTTGATATCTATAACGAGCTTTTGCGTCAAGGGGTTGCTAAAGAGTGCGCCCGTTTTGTTCTTCCTTTGGCTGTTGGCACTCGCATTTTTATGACAGGCTCAGTTCGTTCGTGGATTCATTATATAGATCTACGTTCTGCTAACGGAACACAAAAAGAACACATGGACATTGCAGAAGAATGTAAGTTGATCTTCTGCGAACAATTTCCTATCGTGGCAGAAGCAAATGGTTACACATCATGATGTTGCACAGTTAATCAGCGAACATAATATCGTAGCACTGTTTCAAGGTAGATCTGAAGGTGGTCCTAGAGCATTAGGTAATAGATCTTTGCTCTATGACCCCAGAGATCCTGATGCTAAGGAACATGTAAACACTGTAAAAAATAGAGAATGGTATCGTCCCTTTGCAGGGACTGTTCTAAAAGAATGTGCTCACGATCTATTTGATATGGCAGGACTAGATGAGTCTCCCTTCATGACCTATGCAGTTGAAGCAAAGATTGATGCATGGAATATAATTCCTGGTATTCTTCATGTAGATAAAACATGTAGAATTCAAACCGTAACTGAAGAACAGAACTATCATTACTATAATCTCATCAAAGCATTTGATAACATAACCAGAGTTCCTGTTCTCTTTAATACATCATTCAATCTTGGTGGAGAAACTATTGTAGAAACTTTAGATGATGCTATCGATACTTTAGAAAGATCTGCAATCAACTACTTATATCTTCCTGAATCATCTGAATTATTATGCGTATCTTAGGGATTAATATTTCACATCATTCATCATCATGCTTGATTAAAGATGGAGAGATTGAATGGTTTATGGAGGAGGGACGCTTAGCAAAAGACAAGCATCATCACATTGAGTATTTCAACGGTGGTTTCTATGGTTCTAAGTTATTAAAAGACATTGATCATATTGATCATGTTATCTTTACATCTTTTTGTTCTAAGTGGCATGACTGGAGACGCATTGCATGTTGTCTTCAAGCAATTACTTCTCAAGGATGTTCTTTTGGTGAAGTAATCTTTGATCCATACGAACACCATCTTTATCATGCTCACAATGCATTCTATGCATCAGGATTTGATCAAGCAATTGCATTGGTGATGGATGGCAGTGGTGCTCTCTACAAACCAATGGTTGATATAGAAGGTGGGTTCTATCGTGAAAGTGAATCTATATATCATTGTGAGTATCCTGATAGAATTCTCCCTAAAGAAAGACACTACAGTGCATACGAACAGGCAGCAATGGAACCTGTAACTGAAGGTATTAATACATTATCTAATACATTTCCAGCAGCTCTCATTTTCAGTAGAGTTTGTGAGTCATTTGGATTTGGTGCTAGGGGTGCTGATGCTGGTAAAGTTATGGGGATGTATGCATATGGCAAACCAGATGTGTATAAAAACCCATGGTATATTAAAAGTAAAAATGGTCACTGGATTACTGATAACACAGTAATGTATGATGATATGTTACCATTCTTTGATGGTGAGAGAGACTTCCAGAAGCAAGCAAACATTGCTTACAAACTTCAGGAAGAGACGAAAAAATATACTATGTCAAAACTGCAGGACATCATTGATAAGTATAATCCTAAGAACATTGTGCTCAGTGGAGGATACTTCATGAACTGTGTAAATAACTACGCTTACCTCAAAGCATTCCCAGAAATTAATTTCTTTGTGGATCCGATTGCTTTTGATAGTGGAACTGCTATTGGTGCTGCTAAGAAAGTGTGGTATAATATAACAGGTGATACCACTGTAAGAAAATTCAACAACCTTTATTTTGGACCCGATAATGCCTACCTACCCTGTAATAAATAAATCTACTGGGGAGACACAAACTCTCCACATGACCATGAAAGAATATTGTTCTTGGAAGGATGAGAATCCTGAGTGGGACAAAGATTGGTCACAAGGTTGTGCTGGTGTCGGAGAAGTCGGAGACTGGCGTAACAAAATGAACAAGACGCACCCTGGATGGAGTGAGCACATGAAAAAGATGGCAAAGATGCCTGGATCGCAGGTGGAGTGGTAAACTATGCCTAGAGCAAGAAAGAAAACGCAACCTGACATCAACGGTATGTCTGCGAAGCAGATGCGTAGAAAGAAACCAATTAATTCTGACTACCTTCTGAACATTGAACCACTGACAGACAATCAGCGAATGATGTTTGAACAGTATGGTGAAGGCAAGAACATCTATGCCTCTGGTTGTGCTGGAACAGGTAAGACTTTCGTTGCTCTTTATCTGGCACTCAAAGATGTGCTAGATGAATACACACCATACGATAAAGTTTACATCGTTCGTTCACTGGTTGCTACGAGAGAGATTGGATTTCTTCCTGGCACACATGAAGATAAAGCATCTCTGTATCAGATACCATACAAGAACATGGTTCAAAACATGTTCGAGATGCCTGATGATTCAGCATTTGAAATGCTGTATGAGAATCTCAAGCAGCAAGAAACTGTATCATTCTGGTCTACATCTTTTCTTCGTGGCACCACACTAGACAACTCTATTGTTCTTATCGATGAGTGTCAGAACCTGAACTTCCATGAACTTGATAGTATCATGACACGTTGTGGTCAAGACACTAAGATCATGTTCTGTGGTGATTCTAACCAGTCCGACCTACAGAAGATCAATGAGAAGACAGGTATCCTGGACTTCCAAAAGATCATTACAACTATGGAAGAAGACTTCTCCATGATTGAATATGGTATTGAAGACATTGTTCGTTCAGGTCTTGTCAAGAACTATCTAATTGCTAAACTAAACTTAGGATTGTAATGCACATCTTTGATCATGTTGGGATGAATCCCATTGAAATGACAACTGAATCAATCGATGGGAAGAGATACTATGTCACCCCTAGTGGTGGCAAGTATCCATCTATCACCACTGTGATCAGTAACAACTCCAAGAAGCAGGCAGGTCTTGCTCGTTGGCGTAATAGAGTGGGTAAAGAGAAAGCACAAGCAGTATCTAATCGTGCTGCAGGTAGAGGCACTCGTTATCATAAACTGGTGGAAGACTACATCAACAATGAGTTGGACACTAAGAAGTATAAAGATATGCCTCTGCCATGGGTGATGTTCCACTCAAGCAAGCATATTTTAGACAAGATAAATAAAGTATACCTACAAGAAGCAGCGTTATATTCTGACTACCTAAAGGTTGCTGGTCGTGTAGACTGCATCGCAGAATATGATGGTAAACTTTCTATCATCGATTTCAAAACGTCTGCTGAACAAAAGAAAGAAGCTTGGTTGTATGACTATTACGTTCAAGAGACAGCATATGCTTGCTGTCTACAAGAACTATATGGTATTACTGTTGAGCAATTAGTAACTATTGTCGCTTGTGAGAATAGTGATGTCCAGGTTTCTATTGTGGAACCTAAGAAGGAATACTTTCTACGCTTGCAGGAATACATCCAAGAATACCAAGATAAACATGGCAGATAATCTGGAGGATAAATTTATGACCGCTGCGAGATTTTCGCAGGACGTTGAGAAACTAGTATTGAATAATTCTGACATGAACTATATTGATGCAGTGATCCACTACTGTGAAGTGAATGAGATTGAGATTGAATCGGTGTCAAAACTAGTAAGCAAACCACTTAAGGAGAAACTTAAGTATGATGCACAGAAGTTAAACTTCATGAAGAAAACAAGTCGAGCTAAGTTACTGTTGCTATGAGCGATTTTTTCAAGAACGAAATGGTTCGAGGAGATATTCAAGAGATGTCAGACTTGCAGCAGTATTGTATGCGAGCAATGATGTCTTTCCCTGTTCTCTCACCAGAGAAACAGTATGAATACTTTGAAGTCTTGTCAACTCTTATCGACAAGCAAAAGATTTTCTACACTAGACTGTCTCTGTCTGATGATCCAGAAGCAAGAGACATGTTAAAGTCTATGAAGGATGGTGCTGTCCTTCTGGGTGCTGAACCAGGAGATGATATCCTAGAGATGTTCAACGATCTCCTGGAGAAGGTAGAGAAGATGAAGCAAGAAGCACAGCGTCGTATGGACGCTTAGCAAAGTGGCACAAGGGGTTGCCACCAAACCCAATCCCTGCTATAATAATCATGTTGGGCAGCAAGAGTGCTGACCGAGGACGGTTTTTTATTATTGCTTTTCCCGTCCTCTGTTTTAAATATCGCTCAATTAATTACTCTGCGTAAGTCCCAACGCAAACCATATCTAACAAATCCAACATGTCATTTTCAGATCTAAAGCGCAAGTCGCAAGCAAACTTTGACTTCCTACAGAAGGAACTCACTAAATCTAGCACTGAAGGAGGTGCAGATGAACGCTTGTGGAAACCAGAACTTGATGCTTCAGGCAACGGTTATGCAGTGCTCCGTTTCTTGCCTGCTCCCGATGGAGAAGCACTCCCTTGGGCAAAACTATACTCCCACGCCTTCCAAGGTCCTGGTGGGTGGTTGATTGATAATTGTCTCACTACCAACGGTGACAAGTGTCCCGTCTGTGCTCACAACAATGGTTTGTGGAACAGTGGTGTTGAGTCTGATAAAGATATTGCTCGTAAGCAGAAGCGCAAACTCTCTTACTACAGCAACGTCTATGTTGTAAAGGATCCTAAGCACCCTGAGAAAGAAGGCAAAGTCTTCCTCTATAAGTATGGCAAGAAGATCCACGACAAGATCCTTGCTGCTATGCAACCTGAGTTTCAAGACGAGACACCAGTTAACGTCTTTGATTTCTGGGAAGGTGCTAACTTCAAGTTGAAGATCAAGACTGTTGCTGGTTACTGGAACTACGACTCTGCTGAGTTTGATTCTCCTTCTGCACTGAGTGCTGATGATGATGAGATGGAATCACTTTGGCAGCAAGCATACTCGCTTGAAGCATTCACTAATGCTTCCGAGTTCAAGTCTTATGATGCTCTTGAAGATCGCTTGAACAATGTTCTTGGTCTTCGCAAGACAGCATCTGCTCCTAGTTTTGAAAGCGAAGAGTATGAACCTGCTCCTGTCTCTTCTAGCACTGCTGACTTCAACGCACCAGACATCACTTCATCCCCAGTGGTAGAAGATGATGATGCGCTGTCCTACTTCGCCAAACTTGCCGCAGAAGATTGATTAAGTTCATCTGGAAAGGTCTGAGTCATCCAGTCACAATGATAAACCTTACGTTTGTTGGGATGCTGCTGGTGATTCAGACCGTTCATACTAAAGCACACCTTACTTTAGAGGCAGACGTTCATGGTCATGTGCATCGAGCACTTAAAAACAAACCAGAACTAGCACGATCTACGTGCTACGAATTAGACTTTTAAATTACACGAATGGGGGAAATTTTTTCCCCCATTTTTTTGTCTAAAAAAGTCGATCAGACTCCAGTCTTCTTCAGTCTATTGGAGATGAAGTCAGTTGAATCTTTATACTTGTTTGCTTGTCTGAACTGGTCGATGAACCCATCGAGATAGGTAGGTTTGAGGATGAAGATTTCTCTAGATTTCTCTTGCTGTTCTTCTTCCCATTCAAATACTGTCACTGGTTTGCATAGAACATTACCTTGCACAGATGTGGTGAGTCCTGTTCCAGAGTCACGGAACTTCTTAGACCCATCGAAGAATGCTTTGTCTACAATTAGTCCTGCTTCCTGTTGGACTAGATCAGCAGAGTCTTTATATTCATAGGTCTCGTAGTGTTTGATGGTTGCATATGGATCTGCATACTTACCTTCAAGATACTTTCTGAAGGTGTATGAATCTAGTGGCCAATCAAACAATGGGTTGACGATGTTATTAGTCAATAAGATAATCCAATCGTAGTTAGGACTACCATAGAATTGATTAGCAATCTGCCATGGTTGTTCAAAGTCTCCGATCTGATACTGTCTAAAGAAGACAGCATACTGTTGGAACTCTTCTGATAGTTTGAACCTACGAAAAAAGTTTTTTGCTACAACGAAATCAGATTCCGAGAAAGGATAACTGATAGGTTTAGTATCATATTTAATGTCAGGTAGATAATTGAAGTATGGCATCAGTAAGAAGCTCCTCCGTATGAGATTTCGTTGCTGTATACAAGTTTGCTTTCAAGGAAGCTAAGAGTTAGACCTGTTGCTACAGGAGAACCATCTCTATATGTAGAATACTGACCGTCAGGTGTGTATGTAATGTTAACTTCTTTAATTGCACATGGTTTGAATTGA